CAGTACCAGATTGAGATTGTAATATACAATCTTTACCAGTATTAATTGAATTAATACCTTTAATTTGAATTTTAGATGGTTGTGTAAATCCATTAAGATAAACCCCTTTTAATAATTTATCATTTAAACTAAGACTATCAAAATTATCTGTTTCTATTTCCATTATGTAATAATAATATTAGAATATCTTTAAACAGTTTTTAATAAAAAAATTGAATTAAACTTTTATTGACATATAATAATTATATAAGTAATGGCTACACGAACTGAATTAACTACTAAATTTACTGACGTTAACGTCTCTCAATTAAACTTCACTGATTTTGAAGAAAACACCCGATCTAAAGGACAAAAGATTTCATATCCTCGTTATAATTCAACGGGTGGATTTGATCTTCCTCTATTTATCCAATTTCCTTGGATAGACTTAAAATCATATGGAGTTCCAAGATTAGGTGATTATTATTCAGATGATATTCAAAGATCATTCGTTAAAATTCCACTTGATGAATCTGTATCTGATGTAAATCAACTAATTGATCTTTTAAAAAATATAGATGAAAAACTAGGATCTGATGAATTTAAACAGAAAATGTTTGGTTCAAAAGCATCTAAATATGTATATCAGCCAATTTTCCGACATCCTATGGAAGAAGATTCTGAATCTAAAAAGAAAGAAACAAAGAAAGATTATGGTCCTAAACAACCTTATATGAAACTTAAGATTGATACTACTTATCCAGATAATCAAGTTAAAACTATACTTTTTAATTCAATTTTAAAAAATGGTAAACGTGTAAGAACTAAAATTGAAGGAGTTAGTACTATTGATGATTTTGCAACTTATGTCTGCTGGAAAAGTCGTATTCGACCTATTGTTCGTCCTGTTAAATTATGGGCTCAAGCTCCTAATAAAAAAGATCCTACTTATGGATTAACTTTTAAAATTGCAAAAACTGAAGTAGAACCTCCTAATCAACCAGATACCTCAAATGTTAAGAAATATATGGAGTCTGATTCTTTTTTAGATTCTGATGTAGAATCAGATACTAATAGTGGTAGTGCTAAACAAAAAAGTCCTATTTTAGCAACAATTAAAGGAAAAGAAGTAGTGAATCTTCCATCAGATGATTCTGATGAAGAGTCCTCTGACTCAGATGATAATATTAAACCTGTAAAACCAAAAGCTAAACAAGTTGAGGCAAAACAAGTGATTGAATCAGCTGAATCAGATGAGTCAGATGAATCAGAAGAAGATATTAAACCGATAATTAAAAAACCTACCTCTAAAAGTAGTAAAAACTAATTTAAACACTTGTAATTGATTTAAAAAATATTTATATAATAAATATATATGAATTATTTAGAACCGTTAAAAATTAGTCAAGTAGATTTTAATAAAATAGTATATCCTAAATCAAAAAAAGGAAATACTAAAAAACTTATTTTAATTAAATATAATGAAAAATCAAAACTTAAAAATTTTGTTTTTCAAACACCTACACTTTTAAATATTTTTACTCCTCAATTTAATGGAACTTATGCAGATATTGAAGTTGGTTTAGTTGGTAAAGAAAATAATCAAGTTAATAAATTTATTAACTTTCTTAATGAATTAGAAAATAAAATTAAGTCAGATGCACAAATACATGCGCATAATTGGTTTAATTTAGATAAAAATAATTCAACAATAAACTTTCAAAAAATAATAAGAGAATCAGAAGATTATTCTACAGGAACAATTAAATTAAAAATAATAAAAAACAATGATTTTGAAACAATGTTACAATTAAATAATAATAAACGAATAGGATTAAATAATATTCCAGAGGATTCATGGTGTAAAATAATATTAGAATGTTATGGAATTTGGGTTAATACAGAAAATGATTTTGGAATATTTTTTAGACCAATTTTAATTTCTTTTATACCAAAAGAAAAACAAGTATATAATTATAAATTATTAGAAGATTCTGATGATGAAAATAATATAGATATTCCTGATACAGAAGTGAATGAAAATATATTTATGAAAATTGAATCAAAAAATAAAACTTTAAATGATTCAACCTCTCAATTAGAATTTAATGGTATACTAAATGAATCACAAAAAACATCTGAAATATTGTTACCAATATTTCATCAAGATAATAATAATATATCTACAGTTAATATAAATTTTAAAAACGAAGATGAAAATGATTTAGACTTATCTAGTTCTTCAGACTCGGAAGATAATTCAAATAATAAAGTAATGAATATAACTGTAGAAGAGAGAGATTCTATTATATCATCTGATTCAGAAGAACATATAGATGATAATGATAATAATATAATCACAGAAACTTCAGATAATTAATTTTGAATGGAGTTTATTTAAAGAAATTTTGACTATAATTAAATATATTAAATTGTTTTCAAATGCCCGTATTAGAATCAACAAAATCAAATTACGAAGTTTTAAAAAACATTCAAATAACATCACAAGAAAACATGATTATAAAATCACTAGAGAAATTTTATGAAGATATTAATAATATTAATTTTTTTATACCAATTGTAAATTCAGAATCAAATATATCAATAAGATTAATTGATCATTTTGTAACTAAGTATTCCAAAAATTATAAAATTAATTACAAATTAAAAGAAAATGATAATGAACAAACATTTAATGTTTATACATCTTATAAACAGCAATTAAAAGCATTTCAAAAAAAACATTTTGATCCATTTAGTAGAGGAGATCGTATTCCTTATTTTATGGGAGATAGTTGTGTAATAACAACTATTGGACAATTAAATTTTTTTAGATGGTTTTTATCAAAAAAAGTATATGATTATGTAAATGCAAATCATAAATTAATAGAAATAGATATGAATAAAAAAAATAAAAATGATAAAAATAAATTGATTAAAGAATATAAAATAAAGAAAAATATAAGACCTCAAATATCAAATACTATTAATAATACTATTAATAATTATAAATATCAATCAAAATCTTTATTATTTAATGAAATAAAAAATAATAAAATCATAATTTCTTTTAATTAAAGAAATTAATATTGCTATATAATTTATTAATACTTTGTTCATATGAGCAAAGTATTAAAAAACAAGTTTTTCATTTAATTAAAAATGGGTGCACTTTTTCAAAAACAAGCCATATAATTTATTTAATTAAAAAAAATTGATATAAAAATTAGTTAAATCTTAATGTTTATATAAATTAATGTCTAAAATAACAAATGCAGCAAAAATAAATAAGTTCGTTAATAGTTTTATTAAACCTGATAATGAACAAGTAGTTAATCAAGTATCAGATAATTCTGATACTGATTCTACATCTAATGAAGCGTCTGAAAGTGAATATGAAAGTACTAATGAAGAAATTACAAAAGATAAAAATGAAAGTGAGAGTGAAAATGAGAATGAACGAAAAACTAAAGAAAAGAAACAAAAACATTCATTTGACGAACTGACAACTAAATTAGAAGAGTTTCAAGGTAAAATTAAGAATATTGACAAAGAAATTAAAGAACTGAGTAAACAAGTAGATACAAAAGAGAAAGTAAAACGAGACTATGAACGTCAAATTTTAGGTATTTGTAAAATTCTATTAAAAACTCATAATGATGAAATTAATAAGGCCATAAAATCAAAACCTAAACGAAAAGGAAATGTAAATGGAGGTTTTAATAAAGAACAACCAGTTCCAAAAATTTTATGTGATTTTATTGGATTATCTGAGGATACTTGTATGGCACGACCCAAAGTAATGAGTGCTTTAAATAATAAGTTTTCTGAACTAAAACTGAAAAAAGGTCAGATAACAACAATAGATAAATCAACAGCAAAAGCTTTAGGACTAGGTAGAGAAAATTATGGTAGAGAAATAAAATTTACAGAATTTCAATCATTTTTAGCATCTTTTTATGTTAAAAAAGAAGAAAAAGAAGTAGAAGTATAAGTTTATTAATTTATTTTATTATTAAGAAAAATATTGTTTTAATAATTGTTCTCTTTCTAAAGAATTTTCATAATTTAAACATAATTTAATTGCTAAATTATGAGTAGTAATTTTAAAATCAATATTTTGTATATCATTTTGATTATTAATATCTATTAAAAATCCATCACGACTAGGAACCCAATATTCAATATTAATATTTTTATTGTCTCCTAAATCTAAATAAATATTAAGTCCATAAATCATTTGATATAATGTCATAGGATATTCTATTAAAATTATTTTATCATTCCAATAAAAATTATTTGGAAGATTTAATTTTATGATTAAATTGCCAGATTCTGTATTGTCAGTATCTCCTACATCTGTAAACACAATATAAGGACTTATTATATTAAATACAAATATAGATGTACTAATTTGTCCATTAATTTTTCTTTTAATTTTAATTTTACGTTTATTATTAGATGTAATATCATTAATATTAATTTGTAATTCAATTTTAATATCTAAATGACTGAATTTCTGAATAGATATAGGAAGTTGATCATAATATTCAGCAAAAGTTTCATCATAAATTTCAACATCTGACTCAGAATGATTATGAATAGGAGAAAACTCTTTTTTAAAAACAACTCCCTTTTTAAATAATTGTAATAATTCATGAACATTAATTGTCCTAAAAAAATTAAGAAAATTATTTTTAATATATTCAAAATCTGGATTTTCTAAATTAATGCCAAATTTTTTGAATTCATCTAAATTAATTTTATCTCCTATTATTTTTTCTAATATTTCTACAAATGAAACTCTTTCATTAATATTCATTTTTTGATATTCTTTTCTAGTTTTATCATTAATTAAAATTTCATAAGCAGAGTGTATTTTTTGAAATTTTTCTGATGCTTCTGGTGAATTATTTTTATCAGGATGATAAATTTTAATTAATTTAAAATAAGCCTTTTTAATTTCTACTTCAGATGCATTTGGTTTTATTTCTAATATATTATATAAATCCATAAACTAATAATATATTTAAAATTTTATTCTTTATAATTTAATATAGACTATGCAAAATAATATTTTTATTAAAATGAAAAAAGATAAATTTAATCCTGATATTGAACTAAAATTAAAAGGTAAAGAAGACGAAAGAACCAATATAAATTATGATTTATCTAATACAATTTATAATCCAATAACAGGTATAATTCCTAAAAAAATAGAGTCTAATAAAGATCTAGTTTTAAATAAAATATCAGAAATTAATAAAGTTGATATAAAAAAATTAATAACAGATAAAAATAATGAAAGACTTAATCAAGATAATATATATAAACCGATTAAAACAAAAGTAATAAATAATACTATAACACCCCAAACTACAGAAATTAAGACTAACAATAATGAAAGTAAAACTAATAATATAAATAGAACTAATTATATTGAGACTTATGAAGATATGAAAAACTTATCACATATTAATAAATTACAATCTCAATTAAATAAAAATAATTATGATAATATATTTGACGGACTTAAAGACTTAGGTATTATAAAATAATATAATGTCTAATAATTTACAAGAAGAAATTCAATTATCAGAGCCAGAACTTTATTTTAATATAATAAATAAAATTAATAAAATTAAAGATAAAGTTATAAATATAAAATTATATATTGAAAATTCAAATACTGATATTAATTTAAATATTAAATATTTAGAAAAATTTAATTCATTTTCATCTGACCTAAATAATTTAAAATCATTAATAGATGATATGTATGATGAATTTATTCTTAATATAAATCCCTCTGAATTAAATAATTTAGATAAAAATAAACTTAAAAATTTAATAATTGAGAGGAAAATACAAAATACATTTACACCTTATATGTTATATTTACAGATTTTATTACAAAATACAAATGAATAAAATATTTAATAAAATATTTAATAAAATATTTTAATAAAATTTAGATAGTTTAAATTTTATTAAAAATAAAAATTCTTAATAAAATTAAATGAATGAAAAAATAAATAAAACTATAGATGAATATTATTCATGTATTGATAAAAATATTCTAAATGATCTTTGTAAAAATAAAGATTTAAAAAATCTAATAAATCTATCAACAATTACAGATTTATATATTTTCAATAAAAAAAATAAAAAATGGAAATTAAAAAGTAAAGATAAATTATTAAAAGAATGTGAAACTATAAAGAAAAAAGAGATTAAAATAACATCTAATATGTTAGCTAATTTAGCTAAATTAAATAATAATTATGAGACAACAAATATTAAAAAAATTTGTGATAATTTACATAGTAAAATTATAAATTTAGATAATATTGCAAACTATATTCATAATTTAGACTCAACTATTAGTCCAATAGATAATAAAAAAATAAAAATAATTGATATTGATAATAATTTACTTAGTAGTTCTGATTCATTCAATGGTTTTATTGAATCCTATTCAAATTGTTAAAATATTAACTATATTGATTAATAAATTCTTTAATACTAAATTCATCACGAGGACCTACATATTCAATCGCTTTATTACCAGTTTGTAAAATTAATGTAGGGAATCCTTCAATCTTATATTTTTTAATTTCATCAGCATTTTCAGTTGAATCATAAGTTACAAAGTTTAATTTAGATCCAAATTCATTTTGGAGTTTAGACCATACAGGTTTAAATTGATTACAATGTGGACACCAATCAGCTTTAAATAAATTAATTGTATTTTTTGTATTATTTTTACCACCTAACATTATTTTCTGGTTTTCATTAGTATCAATAATATTTTTTAATTTAATGTATTTAGCTTTATATTTTAAATATTTTTTATTATAATCCATATATATATATTTATAGATAAATATTTTTTTATAGGTTAAATTAATGGATGAAAAAAATGAGAGTAATTATACTAAAGAAACTATATTAATTATTTTACTTTTATTTATGTTTTCTAATAAATTATTAGATTTTGCTTGGGATATTGGAAAATCATTATTATATTTAATAATCTTAATAAATTGTATAAATTATCTTAATCCAATATTAGGTACTAAAATTAGAGAAATTACTAATGATTTTATTAATATAGATCCAACTAATGGTTATATGATGAATTCATTATCTAAAATATCAACTTATATTCTTGATCTAATTAAAAAACCAGTTAAAAATTTAACAAGTCTATTAAAAATAGAGGAAACTAGTAATAATAATATTGCTTTAAAATCAGAAGAAGATGTAGTCAGAGAAATAAATAGTTTTAGATTAGAGAAAAATAGAAATCTATCTAATCTTGAAAAAACTAATAATAGATCATTAACTAATTAAATAATTCGTTTATTATTTTTAATTATATTCATATAATTAAATGATTGGTTTTAAAAATATGGGAAATACTTGTTATTTAAATTCTGGACTTCAAATGATTATACAAAATAAAGATTTATGTGAAATAATTTCAAATAATTCATATGGATCAGAAATTCTTACTAAAATATCAGATTTTATAAAACAATATTATAATAGTTCAAATGCTATTATACCAAGTGAAATTAAAAAAATTGTAGAAAAAAAGCAAGCATTATTTGGAGGTTTTGATCAACAAGATTCTACTGAATTTATTATATTTTTTTTAGATATAATTGATGAAGAAATTAAGAAAGTTGATACATCTTCAAATGGTATTCAGTCATTATTTGGAATTGATTTTAATGTAAGAATTAAATGTAAATTAATGAGTTGTCTCCAAGTTTATAATAAAAAAGAAACAAATAATTTTTTAATTTTAGATATGAATTCAAAATATACAAGTCTAGAAGAGATATATCGTAATTATAAATCTGGAACTAAATTAGATGAAGATAATAAATATTTTTGTAAAAAGTGTCAAGATAAAAGAATCGCATCTAAAAGACATACTATTGATAAATGGCCTAATAATCTATTTATTTGGCTAAAAAGATTTAAACAAGAAGGTAAAAGAATAACCAAAAATGATCAAAAAATAGAAGTTCCTTTTGATTGGATACATGAAAATAAATTACAAGGTGCTATTATTCATTATGGAAATTTAAATGGTGGTCATTATATATATGTTGGTAAACAAAATAATAAATGGTATGTATTTAATGATTCTAGTGTTAATGAAATTGAATCAGAATTAGAAGTTAAATCATTGCTATCTAATGCATATTGGTTATATTATAAAAAAAATTGATAATTTGTTTATTTATAATATAATATTTTAAATATAATGCCACTTATACTTAAACTGATTGGACAATTTAGAGATCGTAAAAATTACCAAATAAGGGATTCGTTTGAAGGATCCATAAATATTAGATTATTAAATGACTTATTTATTTTTTGGGGATTATCAGATTATGAAGTAGAAAAACTTAAATTTATAACTGACTCAGAACAAATAAAAAATCCAGATAAAACATTTCTAGTTTCACCAGTTGAAGAAAAAATTATATTTGTATTTACCCCAGAGCCAGAATTAAGAAATAAATTAGTAACACTTTTTATGAAAGAAGGTAGAGAAGTAGCACCTAGTATATCTGCACCAGAAACCAAAAATGATGAACTTCAAATAAAACATGTAACTCAATCAGAAACAATTGATCAAGAAATATGTCAATCAATTAATACTACACAAGTAACAATTCCTATTTTAACTGAAGAATTAATTGAAACTATGAATCATAAATCTATTTTATTATTCTCAGATCCAGATTTTAAATTACTAGTTGGTATTTATCTTAAAAAACCTGAGTTATTTAGTATTCTTGCACAATATGTACAAAATGGAAATATTGTAGAAGAATCATTAATGTCACCAAAAACAATCAATGATTTAACAAATGAAGAACTAATAAAATATCAAACTAGAGTAGAAGTAATCAATAATTTAAATTTAGGTATATCAAATGATATGATTATTGAAAAACTGATTAAATATTCAGGTCATCTTAATCTTACATTAAGGTCAATCCTTTGTGATATGGCTATTAATAAATAGATATATTTTTTTAATTAATAATATTATTATATATAATAATATTATCTGTAAATAGCATTAATTAAATGAAAAATAAGTTTTTTCATTTAATTAAAAAAATTGAAAAATTAATTTATATAATAGAAAGATTATATTATTTAATGTATCGTAATACTGCAAACAAATTTAATAATACCAATAAGATGAATGAGAAACGTAAAAAAGAAATTGAAGCAAGAAAGAAAGCTCAAAATGAAAAACGAGGTCATTGGTTATTTAGTTTTTTTCAAAAATCACATTCGTTTGATACTGAAGCAAACATTAAAATATCAATGCAACCTGAAAATAGTTTTAATCCAAAAAATGTTCATAATTATATTAATCCAGAACCTTCAAGAGAAGAAGAATTAATATCTAAAAAAAGTCGTGGTGAATATATAAAAACGTCTGAACAAATAGTTATAGATAATTACACTAAGAAAAAAGCAGAAGCAATTATAAATGATTTTAGGATAATTGAAACTCAAAGATTCAATGCATCGCCTCAAACAAGAGAAGGAAGACTAAAACTTCTTCTTAATACACTTGTTCTAAAAGTTCAAAAGAAAGAAATCTATCATGTAGCTAATATTTATTTGAGATTAATGGAAGATGATTTTAAATTAACACCTGAATTAAGTTCAGAATATAAAAAATATTTGAAACAAATGAATAGTATAGTGAGTGAATTAGATATGATAGAATTACAATTTACACGCTTTCATTCGCAAATGCCACCATTAAATCAAGGTGGTTTTAAAAAGTTTGATGATTGGCAAATTCAAGTAATTAATAACATTGATAATAATATTAGTACAATTGTTAATGCTCCTACTTCTGCTGGTAAATCAGTTTTATCTGCTTATACTACAACAAAAGGACGTGTTATGTTTGTTGTTCCAACTGATGCACTTGCTTGGCAAATGTCATCATATATAGGAAGTATATTAGGAAGTAATGTACCAATAATAACCGCAACTTATCAATCAAGTGCAAGTAGAGATGGTTTGATTGATAGTATTAATAGTGCAGAAGCAATTATTGGTACACCTGAATCAATTTTTGACTATGTACCATTTATTCATAATAACTTTAAATGGATAGTATTTGATGAAATTCATATGATTGGAAAATCAGAGGGTTCAGCAATGGAACATATAGCTAAAATATTTCCAGAAACTTCAATTTTAGCTCTGAGTGCAACAATTGGAAATACTGATGAATTAGTTGATTGGTTTCAACAAGTTTGTCCAACAAAAGTTGTAAGTAAAGTAACTTGTGATAAAAGATTTTTTAATCTTCAAAGATTCTATTATGATAATTCATTAGATAGTCTTATAAATCTGAATCCTCTATCATTAGTAGATGAAGATCAAATAGCTGATGGTTCAATATTAGCAAAATCGCTTCAACCAACCCCTCCTAATACTTGGGATTTAGCAATGAAAATAAAAGATAAAGTAGATTTAGGAGAACTAGATCCCAATAACTATTTTAATAATATAAATCGTATTGAACTTGATCAAGCAAATGAATATTTTAATAAATTGATAGAATATTTAGTTAATTTGTATAAAATAAATAGAGATATTGTTATGGAAATAATTAATAGTTATAAACATGAATCATTAGTCTCTAATTCAATTGATTTGGTTAAGTTGGCACTTATTCTTAAAAAAGAACAAAAGACACCAGTAATTGTTTTTCAAAAAAATACATTAGCTTGTTTACGAATGGCTCGTGAATTTGCAAAAAATTTAGAATGTCTTGAAGAAACAACTTACCCAAAACTACGCAGTGAAAGACTAAAAATGGCTAAAAAAGCTAAACGACTAGATAAGAAGAATAAAGGTACTAGTATTGATGACAATGAATATAAAAAGTCTTCAGATAAAAATAATAAAAAAGAAAAGAAAGCATTTATCGGACTCAAAATTTCAAAGAAAAAGTACTCTGATAAAACTCAAAATGATGAAAGTAAAGCTGAACCTGAAACTAAACAAACGGATGATTCATCTCAAGGAAAAACTACAAAAATACAAAATGAAATAATTACTGTTGTATCTGAACAAGAACCTCATAGTGATTTTATATTAAATAGAGATCAATATTTTTCTGAAGGAATGATTGAAAATTGGGCATATGAATTAAAAAAATTCTTCCCAAGTTCAGCAAACTTTTATCATTATATTATTAAATTACTTTGGCGCGGTGTTGGAATATATGCGAATGGTCTTCCCGATCCATACCTCCGATTAGTTCAAACACTTGCTTGTAAAAAACAATTAGCAATAGTTTTTTCTGATAAATCTCTTGTATTTGGTATTAGTATGCCATTTCGTACAGTTGTGATTATTCGCGATGAAAAAGTGGAAGATGACTTGGATGCAATGATGATTCATCAAATGTCTGGACGTGCCGGACGAAGAGGATTAGATAAAGAAGGAAATGTAATATTTGCTGGATACTCTTGGAATAGAATTAAAGAATTATCTATCAGTGAACCTCCTATTGTATCGGGTAAGCTTAATAATATTTATACTATTCCACATGCTGCTCAATTATCTATATTATCTAGTACTAATCAAAATTGGAATAATATTTCTAGAAATTTATTAGATAAAACAATTAATGAAGAAGATTATATTGAATTTGTTGAGGGTATTAAGTCCAATTATGAAGGAGGTTGGAACTTTGGACTAGTTAAAAATAATATAAATCATTTACATATGAATTGGAAATTACGATATACAGAAGAATGTCTAATTGCTTCTTTATTAATTCCATATTTAAATAGAGGATTTTCAAATCTTGATCATACTCAATCAAATAATCAAATAAGTCTTGCACATTTTTTATGTAGATTTATTTCTACTATTCCTGCTAAAAATGACATGAATATTTTGGAAGATCCTATAATTCTTTCAGAACAACCATATAATCAAATATTGGAACAACTAGAAGAACTTCAAATTGAATTACCTAACTTAATTGATAACCATATATTCTTATCTATACGCACTAACTCTCTTATTAAATTACAATCTGAGGATGCGACTGATGAGCTTAGACATAAGTTACTTGAATTTGGAAATAAAGTTATTCATATTCAACATTATTGTTATCATTCAAATATTGTTGGACTTAGTAGAATTATGGGAAAACTTCTTACTCGTATTTGGTGGATATATCATACTAGTTCTCCTATTATGAAATCTATTAATTCTTATGATACAGATGAATTTAAAAATGTTGATGAACTTGAAGACTCAAGTAATTCTGATACTAATGAATAAATAATATTCTATACTTCATTTATAAAAATATCTTTATATAAAATAAATTTTTGTTTACATTCTTGTATTTCATTTTGAAATAACTTAGGGGTATTTAAAATTAATTTATTATAATGTATATCTAAATTATATATATTATTTATATCCATTTTATAATAAATTATTGTTTTTGATAATTTTTTAATAACTAATTTAATTTCTTGTATATAAATTTTAATGATTTTATTACGTTTATTGTCTTTATTTTTTTTAAATAATATAATTAATAGTAATATACTAAAATTTAATAACATTAAAATAATATTACTAGTTATTTGAAACATAATATTATCAACAATAAATATTTTTATACCTAAAAAAAATCCTAATATTAATAATAATACTATTGATATAATTATTAAATTATCTGAAAAATTTTTATTTTTATTTAATACCCATTTATAAATTAAACTTTGTTGTATTAATATTTTATACCAATTATTAATCATATTATCATTACTATTAATAATATATACTGTATTTTCAGGAATAATATTTAATGGATTTTCAGAAATAATATCTAATGATATTTGAATTTCAGGAACAATATCTAATGATATTTGATTTTCAAGTATAATATTTGGCGGATTTTCAGAAATAATATTTATATTATTAAATTCATTATTAATTATAATAAATTCATCAATATCTAAAATATTGTCATAAATACTAATATCATTTTGTTTAAAATTATTAGATTTACTCATATCATATTTATAATAATTAGAATTTAATTTAATTATAAAATAAAACTATTGATAATATATTTTTATAATAAAATCTTCTTAATAATAATAATAATAATGAGTAAAAAATCTATTTTTAATGATAATGATTATAAATCAGCAGAAGGCATGATGACATCAGTATGGGGTCCTCCAATGTGGCATATTCTTCATACAATTAGTTTTAATTATCCAATAGAGCCAACTGAAGAACAAAAAAAATATTATTTTAATTTTTATTTGAATTTAAAAAATATATTACCATGTAAATATTGTAGAGATAATCTATCAAATAATTTAGTTAAATTACCTTTGACACTAGATGTTTTTAAAAATAGAGATACGCTAAGTCATTATATATATAATTTACATGAAATAGTTAATAATATGTTAGGGAAAAATTCTGGATTATCTTATGAAGATATTAGAGATAGATATGAATATTTTAGATCTAGGTGTTTAGAAAATCCAAAGAAAATTAAAGATAAAAAAGAAAGTGGTTGTACAGAACCATTATATGGAATTAAATCAAAATGTATATTAAATATCATTCCAAGAGATGATAGAGTAAGTTCTTTTAAAATGGATCCAAAATGTATATTAAAAAAAAAGAAATTACAAAAGAAATAAGTAAAATAAATTATATACTATTTATTTTAATTATTATGAATTTAGTTAAATTATATTTAATTATTGTGAATTTATTGATAATAATTTTTTATTAATTTCTTCAACTTCAGAATTAGTTAAATTATATTGTGCAATATTTTTATTTTCATTAGTTTTAATTTTAGCTAATTCATTATCAATATTATCAGAATTATTATCAGAATTATTATCAGAATTATTATCAGAATCATTATCAGAATTATTATTAGAATGATTATCAGAATTATTATCAGATTCATTATCAGAAGGATGTTCTAATTTTAAGTTTGATAAACGGGTTTCTTGCATAAGTGATTGTTTCATTTCTAATTCATGTTTTTGTTGTTGTTGTTTTTGTAGTTGTTGTTGTTTTTGTAGTTGTTGTTGTTTTTGTACTTGTTGTTTTTGTAACATTTGTTTTTGTAACATTATTATTTCATTTTTGGTTGGTTTTTGTGTTGGTACTTGTAATGGTAATAGACCGGGGTCTGGAATAGCTTCTGGTGTTGATACTAATGATAAGTTTTCTAATACTCTAACTGGATTACCATTATCATCTAATAAGTAATATTCTTGATTAGATGGATTTAAAATAATAGGAAGTTTATTTTTGGAGTGTGTATTCATATTTTTTTTATAATAATGCGTATATAAATAATATAGTATAAAACTGATTACACATACCATAACAACAATTCCAATATATAAATATTTTTTATTTTCATTTATTTTATTAATAGATAATTGAAAAAATCCGTCATTTAATGGATTTATTGTTTCTGATGCATTAGTAACATCCATATACTTAAATAAATATTTAAAAAAATCATTTTAAACTCACTTTTTAATATGTCTAATACCTATAATTTATTTGAAAGAATTTAATATTGATTTAAAACAAGAATAGCATTAAAATTATAATTATATAAAATGGGATTGGATAGGTTCACAAATTTTATATCTAGATATATAAATAATGAGAGTATAGAAGAGATAAATGTAGATAAGAATATAAGGAAAATAATATCAAATCATATAATATTTGATTTAAATTTTTTAATTTATCAAGAAATTCTGGAAATAGAAAATGAAATAAATGATATCATAAAAATAATTTTATGTTTACCATTTTGTTTAGAAAAAAATGAAACTTTAGAAGAATTATTAAAATTAATATTTAGTCAAAAACATTGGAAATTTTATTATGATGAAAATAATTTACAAAACTTATTTGATGGTTTTAATGAAGATGAAATAATACATAAATTTATTATTTATATAATGAGTAAAATAAGTTCTCCAAATGGAGATATAAATAATATAAATTCATTAGCAATAATTGAACTTGTCATTTATGAAAAAATAATTAATGTGTTAGTTGATTATATTAAAAATATACATCAACTAAATTTTATTCAAAGTATATCAATATTTTATGATGGTATACCGTCATACTCAAAAGTAATAGAACAACGAAAAAGACGAATAAAAAATAATTTAGAATCGCATGAAAAAAAACACTTATTTAAATCACATTTTGAGAATCTTTTACCAAATAATAAAAATGTATTTGAAAACTTAAGTAAAAATTATAATATATGTATTGAGAAAAATTCAGTAATATTATTTGATTATTTTAAATGGATTAAAAATAGATTTAGTATAGATAAATCGTTAGGTCCATCTTCAATTTTTATAAGAAATTTGGAATTATTTATGGATATAAAATTAAAACAATATTTTCCAAAATTTAATATTTATATAAATAGTGCAAAAGAAAATGGTGAATCTGATAATAAAATATTCAAATATATTTCAACAAATCAAATTAGTGGAGACTATTGTATACATACAACAGATTCAGATTTGATACATCAAATATTAGTTCAACAAACATATTATAAAATAACAAATAAAGATATTCATTTTACTTTAGTAAAATATATTAAAAAATATCAAAATCAATTTAATTATGCTCAAATATTTGAATCTGATTTAATAATAAAAAACATAATGGAATTATATAATAATAGTAATAATATAAAAACAAATAATTATAAAATTATTTGGGATTTATGCTTAATATTTTTTTTATTTGGTAATGATCATGTACCCTCCTCATTTGAAATAGGACCAGAATTAGGTTTAGATTTTTTTATTAAAAAACATTATCAAGCATTAAATAAAAATAATATAGTTAGTCTAAAAAAATCAAATATTATAATTGATTTATCAAATTTAAAATTATATTTAGAAAAAATAAATCAAACTAGATCAAATAATATAACTAAAATAATTTTACAAAGATTTTTTAAATTAAACTTACAAGTACAACTATTATTTATTGATAAATTGGATTTAAATTTTGATCAAATATTAACATTTTTAGAAATATTTATAACAAAGCAAGCAAAACTACTTGATAAACCAATATTTGAATCATTAGATGAATATGATTTACGTAAAATTTATGTTAATGCAAATAAATCAAGTGAATACGAATCATTAAATTTAAATGAATATAAAATAAAATTAATTAATGAAAATATAAATATAATAAATGAAAGTTTGGATTATTATGAAAATGATTTTAATGGACTTATATTATATAATAAACCACAAAATATAACTTTGGATCCATATCAAGATTTATATAATTATATAAATGATAAATCAATAGATAATATTAATAAAAAATATCCTATTTATAATGATTATATTAATATTAATGATTATTTAAAAAAATTAAGTTTACTTAATGATTCTAATGATATAAATAATTCTAATGATTATTTAAAAAACAT